ATTTACAATTTCTTCCATAAAAAGTGATTATAACTATATTTTTTATTTATATCTCGCCACCTTTTGGTTCTTTGACCTGAGTAATATCTCCTTGTGCTTCCAAATCTGGTTCCATTGGAACATCACCCATCATTCCCATTTCACCCTCTTGTGGTAATGGTTCTCCGGTGATTGGATCGACAGAACTTGGATCGGGGATAATACCATCTTTAATTTCTTGTTCAATCTGCTCATCCATTTCAATCATTTCCGAATCAGTTTGACGAAGAACCTTTCTACGAACCCACTGTGTAGAATAATACTTTCCAATATAAGGTTCAATAGTAGCAAGAACACCGAGTCTCTCATTGAGCATCTCAGTTTCTTTCAGTTCGGCAAACTGATTATCATACAAGAAATCATACTGAATATGATCAGAAATCATTTCCCAATCTTCTGGTGAAACAATATTTTTGAGAATCAATTGAGTCTTAAGCATATCATTAAACATCTGAGCAAATCTCTTTCTCAAACGTCCAACAAACTTGGCAAACTTAAGTTCGTCTCTCAGAATTTCTGATGAACGACCAAGATTAAAACCACCATCAGAAGCAATTCTTGATTCTGGAACTCCAAGTGCTCTATAAAGTTTCTTTTGGAAATACTCAATATCTGCAAGTTCTCCTAAGTTTTGACCGCCAGGAAGTGTGGTGATTTCAGTTCCTCTACCACCTTCTCTTCTTGGAAGCCAGAAGTCTTCCATCATAGACATAAACTTACGATCATCACGAACTTCTCCAGTATTTGCGTCGTATACAAGTTTGTTACGATAACGCATCATGACATCACGGAGATATTGTTCTGCCTTCACTTTTGGAAGATTGCCAACATCAATATAGAAAATTCTACGTTCTGGTGCTCTGGACAAACGATAGATAACCAGAGAATCCTCAATCATTCTGAGTTGATTGAGTGCTTTGATTGCTTTGTGGAGATATGAAAGAACTGATCCCTTGTTTCTATCTACAAGACCAGAAGTGCAATAAGTAATGGCATCTTTGGCAATTTTAGTTCCCTTGTTTCCACCGCCACCACTCATCATTCCTGTTGGGTAGTTTGGTTTTGGTGTATAAACAAAGTACTCTTCAATTTCTGGAGCAATCGCATTATTTTCGTTATTGCGACCAGAAATATTTGGTCCAAGAGAATTATTATCTTTTTTCTTTTCTTGGCGGACGAACCGCATCTTCATGGGATCAATGTATCTCAGTTCTTTGATACCATCCTGCGGTTTCTTAAGATCAATTACCTTATGATAATAAAGTCTTCCGTCAATATACCAATTTCTAAAAATTTCATGCGACTTTTTATCAAAGTCTAAAAGTTCTTTTATGTACTTGAATTCTTGTCGGATTGCTTTTTTTAATTTATCGGTTGCATCCAAATTAGATAATTCAATTTCAATGGGTGAATCGTACAAGTCACTTACGATTGCCTCATTTACAACATCTTCAATGGCACCATCACACTCTGGATGAAGTGCCATTTCTCTATATCTTTTTATTAAATCAAACTCAGTTCTATATACACCTTCAATGTCTACATAAGAACCATAAAATCCACTAGAAATATAGTTATCAACCCCGTCCTCATTATTTTGAGGAACGGGGGAAACTATAGAATCTGGTTTTTTTTCTGTATCCTCAATAGAAAAACCAAAAAGTTTTGCCATTATAATCTTATCTTAGACTGTTGTTACACTATTTAGGCGATGTCTTCACCACCAGCATTAGGAGAAGTTCCTCTCGATGCTTCCCACCACTGAACCTGAAGTTCTACAGTGAACTCTTCAATGGTGTCGGTGGTTTCATAACTCAGGTCAATTGTTGAAATATTGGTTGGGAATACATCATAGAACTTGTAAGATCTGAGGATTCCACCATCACGACCAAGCTGATAGACAAAAGCATCAGACTGATATTGTTCTGGATTTGTTAATCCAGTGCCATCATTCATCTTGTTGATGGTGTTCATCCACTTCTCAAATGCTGAGCGAATGGAGAAATCAACATCGTTGATGACGGTAATTGTCCAAGTCTCAAATGTTCTGTCTCCAGCGATCTTAAGAATACGACCTCTGAATGGAACATCGATTGGAGCAACTGTCGATGCTGGAAGTGCCGCTGCCTTTACAAGGAATCTTGATTTTTGTAAGGTGTCATTATCGACACCTACAGCACCAGGAAATCCTAATTCAACCTCAAAGAGATTTGGTCTTGCACCACCACCAGTTAGTTTACTCTTGAAATCGGTGATTTTTCTGAGTGGAATGTTGTTTACTTGTTGACGGGTTGCCATAGTTCTTTAAACCTCTAATTTAATTAAACGTTACCAATTACTTCTTCAAAAGCAACACCAGTTCTGGTGGCAACAAATGTAAGACCGATGAAGTTAATCGACCTTGCTGGTTTAATGTAGATGTCAGCAATAAACTCATTATTATCTATTACTGCAGCAGTGTTATTTGTTTCATCACAAACAACTACATAATCTTGAATTCCTCTCTTTGCCTGAACATCGCGGAGGAATGGTTCAACGATATTTACAAAGTTTGTTCTTGTAATCTCATCGTTGAACTCAAAGAGTTGGTCCTTGGCGGCAGCAGAAATTGCATCCTCAAGGTATACAAACAAACGACGGACGTTAATTCTATCGAATGCCGATGCCTTAGCAAGTCCTGTCTTATCTCCAAAGAGCACAATGCCAGCACCAGGTGAGAAGATGACTGGGTTTACTCTTGCAGAGTAAAGTCTATCTCTCTGAATCTTGGAAGGATTGTAAGCAAGTTTAACAGCATTCAGAATTGCACCTCTTGATGTTCCAGCAGGTGAGAACCAAGGGAAGTTGTTAATGTCATTGCGAGCACACAGACCAGCAATGTCTCCATTCAAAGGAACATAACGGAAGGTGTTTGCAAATCTATCATACATGTACTTGTAACCACTATCAAATACTGCATAAGACGAAGATGTGATTGGAGCAAAGAAACTCAGTACGTTATCTGTAATAGTGGAGTCTGAGTTTATTTGAGCAGCTCTATCATCAGAACTATCAGTGATTGCTGCACCTCTGTATGGAGAAATAAACGCGAGTGCATCCTTTCTTGCCTCAGCGACTGCAATTACCTTATTGGCAAGTGCTTGAGCGTCGGTTTTAGTATATGCTGCAGATCCCATTAACAGGAAATCTACTTCATAATTTTCAGTATTTTCGAGGAGTCCATATCCAGTAACCAGACTGCTAAGACCAGCAGTTAAAGCGCCAGAGGATTCGATGTTGGTTCCACCATCATAGTTATTACCAGAACCCAAAGTGTTATTCGAGTTTCCAGTTGCAGCAAAAGTGATTCCTTCTGCATCTTGGTCCCAACCAACGTCGGTTTCGAGATCAAAGTTTGCACTAAATCCAGTGGTTACGATTCCTGCAGGAGCACTTCCACCAAACAGATATTCTGAATTATTTGCAAGATACTTTCTCCAATAAGAAGGTGAACCTACGGAGAACTCAGCATCTTTTGCCTTAGAAAGACCCAGGTGCTTCTCAAGGATTGTTCCAGCATTGCCAGTTACTTTTCCTTGTGCATCGATGACAACGACATGAACCTCATCAAATCTTGAGTTTCTAGCGGCAGCATACTCGGAAGTTCCTGGACGATCTGCTAAAGTGTTCCACTTAACTGTTGATGATGAAGTCAATGTAAGGTTTTGCTGATCGAACCAGTCAGACTGTGCAGTTACTGAAGTTGTTGCATAAGAAGTGTTAACTCCAGCAGTGTGAATTGCAACGTTACCAGAACCAGAGAATGCATAAACACCAGATGGTTGATAGTCAACTTCGGTTTCCGTTCCGCTAGCAGAGACGTGTGAAACAACTTTAACGTATGCATTAACACCGTCAACTTCTGTTACAACTCCTTTCAGGTGCCCATCAAGGACTGTAGTTGTTCCTGCTCCAGGAAGAACTGCAGAAATTGCCTGAGTTACACCATAACCTACTGCAATATTGTTTACGGCAGAGAGAGTAAGAATTTGATCTGCCTTGGCATCGATAATACCAACTCTCAGACCGTTTGCCCATGAACCTGGGTTTCTAGCAGCAACAGTTACGCCAGAGATTGTATTCTCATCATATCCAAGTTGCTCATAATGCTCAACGCTCTTAATTTTTACGCTAGAAGCAGCGCCAACAAAAGCATTGGTTAATTGTGCGTCATCGGATCTTACAACTCTCAAAGATCCGCCGTATGCAAGGAATGACGATGCTGTCAGCCAGTGCTCGTAGTGCTTATCTTGAGAATATGGTTTACCGAAAACGTTAAGTAAGTCCTGTTCGTTCTCAACAAGTGTAGGAAGTTCTACTGGACCTTGTGCAAAAGGTGCCACAATAGCTCCAATACCATCTGAAGTTGGATCAACTCTTCCAACTGTCAGGTCTACTTCCCTTACGACAATACCAGGAGATGCTAAATTTAATGGCATCTTGTTTTTCCTCGCAATCCAAATTTATCTAAAAATATTTATGGAAAAGGGTATTTTCAGCGGGGAAACCGTGCGTGAATATCTACCAATCAGGATATTCCCAATCTAATTTCTTTTTCTTTTTAGATTTAACTCTTTTTATAGTGCATTCTTTACATTCATATGAGTATGCGGATGGCAATGTCCCTCTATCTCTTCTTGTCAAATAGTAATCATCCATCAAACTCTTGACCTTCTTACACACTCTACATTTACGATCGAAGAATAATAAATGTTCTAATTCTATTTGATCGTCAAAATCCATTACTTGTAATCCCACATATAAGACATATCTCCATATTCATCTGTATACCATCTGTCCCCATCTTTATCTACGAATTCACCTTCATCATCAATTCCATTTAGAATAAATCCAAATGGTGCCATATCCTGTTCGATCTGATTCTTTTGTTCTTCATAAATTCTTTTACGAACATCATTGTCCGTCATTTCCTTAAAGTAGTCCTGTGCCACCAACCAAGAAAAAATAACAAGGCACATTGCCAAGTCATCATTACATCCTTCTTCTGCCTCAAATGAATTATGTCTTTGAGCAAACGTCGTTAATTCTGAAATAATATCATAATCGACAG